ATGAACGTTGGCATCATCGACGACCCTAACGGGGCTCAGGACGCTACCAGCGAAGCGGTAATCGAAAGCACCATCGAGTGGTTCGACAATGCCATGTCCACCCGGCTCAACGACCTTAAGACTGGCGCGTTCGTAATTATCCAGCAGCGTCTGGCCGAGAATGACCTGACCGGACATATCCTTGAAAAGCAGGTGGGAGACTGGACGCATTTGTGCCTGCCCATGAAGTTCGAGCGGGACCGCAGCTTTACCACGGTGATTGGCTGGGAAGACCCCCGCAAGGAAGAAGGCGAGCTGCTCTGGCCCGACAGGTTTGGGGAGACCGAAGTTAGGATGCTAGAGAAGACGCTTGGCCCGTGGGCGGCGGCTGGTCAGCTCCAGCAGCGGCCTGAGCCCAAAGGCGGCGGTGTTATCAAGCGGGACTGGTGGCAGACTCTGGCCTAGCGATAACTANCCCCCGGTNGAATANATCATTGCCTCNNTGGACNCGGCNTACACGACCAAGACCGAAAACGACTATTCCGCCCTGACGGTCTGGGGNATCTTTTCGGGGTCCAATACTGTCGCGGCCACCAAGTACGTCAACCGGGAAAGCGGCCTCATAGACCAGAGCGAGCAGACGGTCCTGTTTGATAAGGCCCTAGAGCAGCGGTTCCAGATCAAGGTTGGCGGGGACGAAAACACCATCCCCAAGGTCATGTGCATGATGGCGTGGGCCGAGCGGCTGGAACTGCACGACCTGATCAAGAAAGTGTCCGAGACCTGCAAGACCTACAAGGTGGACAAGCTGCTCATTGAGAACAAAGGGTCCGGTATTAGCGTGGCTCAGGAGGTCCGCAGGCTTTATAGCCATGAGAGTTTTGCGGTGCAGCTTGTTGATCCCAAGGGGCAAGACAAACTGGCCCGCTTGCATTCGGTTGCCCATTTGTTTGCCGAGGGCATGATCTACGCCCCCGACCGAGACTGGGCGGACAAACTAATCACGCAGGTCAGTCAGTTCCCGCGCGGTAAGCACGATGACCTTGTCGATACGGTCTCGATGGCGATCAGGCATCTGCGTGATGCAGGGTTATTGGTTCGTTCACCTGAGTGGGCGGCGGAAGTAAAGTCCGCGATGACGCACACGGGCAATGACTTGAAGCCGTTATACTAGTGAGCAAGCAGCATTGGTGGTATGTTCGGTTACTCGCATTTAAAGGTAACCCATGCCGCTCACGCCGGGCTTGAGCCCTTCTATACGCCAGCCAGCACCAGAAATTGGTGATGATGAACCTGTAGCTGTTGAGATCATCGAGGGTGGTCCCGACAAGCCCAAGGAAAATGACGACGGCAAGATTCTTGAGATTGAGCATGATGATGGCTCTATCACCATCAGCCTTGATGGCAAGTCTCTCGGTGAAGATGAGGAGCGCGGGCCCACAGATTGGTTCGACAACCTTGTCGAAGACATCGAAGAGGCTGAGCTTGACCGCATTTCCGGCGATCTCACGCGCGGCATCGGGGATGATCTGGAAAGCCGCAAGGACTGGATCGAGGACCGCACCAACGGCCTGAAGCTCATGGGCCTGAAGGTTGAGGTTCCCGGTCTGGGTTCCTCCTCTGACGGTGCACCGGTCGAGGGTATGAGCCGCGTCCGGCATCCGCTTTTGCTTGAAGCGGTACTACGGTTTCAAGCCAACGCCCGTTCTGAAATGCTACCGGTCGATGGTCCGGTCAAGATCAGGAACGACGACAACAACGCCACGCTACAGGAAGACCAGCTCGCCAACGCTCTGGAGCGCGACCTGAACCATTTCCTGACGGTCACGGCGAGCGAATACTACCCCGACACGGACAGGATGCTGTTAATGTTGGGCTTCGGCGGCACGGCGTTTAAGAAGGTTTACTTCTGCCCGCTACGCAATCGCCCGGTCTCTGAGACCATCGACGCCGACGACTTGATCGTGAACAGCTCGGCCACTGACCTGAAGAACGCCAAGCGCATCACGCACCGTTCTATGCTTCGCCCGTCCACGGTGAAGCGGCTGCAGATACTGGGTGTTTACCGGGATGTGGACCTTTCCACGCCCAATATGCCCAGTCTTGATAGCTTGCAGCGGGAAGAGAAGTCCCAACAGGGCATCCAGCCGGAGAGCAGCAACCCCGAGGACCGGGACCGGGAAATCTACGAGGTTTACTGCGAGCTGGACATCAAGGGCTACGAGCACAAGCTGCGTGGCAAGGAAACCGGTCTCGAAATCCCGTACCGTGTGACCATCGACGTCAGCTCCAAGAAGATTTTGTCCGTTGTCCGCAATTACGACGAGGACGATCAGGAGCTGCCCGAAGCCAAGAGTAACTTCGTCAAGTACACTTACATCCCCGGCCTAGGGTTCTATGACATCGGCCTGCTTCACATTTTGGGGAACACCACCAATGCCGTTACCGCTGCATGGCGCGAATTGCTGGACGCTGGCATGTACGCCAACTTCCCGGGCTTTCTCATGGCGGACACGGGGGCGCGACAAAACACGAATATTTTCCGGGTACCGCCGGGAGGTGGTGCGCTTGTTAAGACGGGCGGCCTTCCGATAAGTCAGGCCATCATGGCTTTGCCCTACAAGGGCCCGGATCAGGCCCTTATGGCGCTGGTGGAAAACATCAGCCAGACCGGCATGAGAGTTGGCGGAACATCTGAGCAACCCGTGGCCGAGGGTCGGGCGGACGCCCCGGTGGGAACCACTCTGGCTATGATCGAGCAGCAGCAGAAGATTTTGAACTCGGTCCACAAACGCATGCACTCGGCGCAGGCCGAGGAGTTCCGGCTTCTGGTGCAGTGCTTCCGGGATCACCCGGACAGCTTCTGGCAGCGGAACAAGAAGCCCGCAAGGCAGTGGGACGAGCAGACCTTCCTGCAGGCTATTCATAACTACGAGATCACGCCGCAGGCCGACCCCAATACGGCTTCGCACCTGCAGCGCATCATGAAGGTCATGGCCCTGAAGCAGCTTCAGGCAAGCAATCCGACCATGTACGATCCTGTTGCCATTGACACGGCGGCCTTGCAGGCGATTGGGTGGGGCAACCCTCAGCAGTTCCTTGCGCCGCCGCAGGCCAGTGCCAGCCCGCCCCCTGAGCTTCTCAAGATGCAGGCGGACACCCAGAACCAGACCAAGATCGCGGACGCTAGGGTTATGGAAGCCCAGACACGGGCTAAGTCTGCTGAGACCAAGGCTCAGTATGACGCCCAGAAGCAGCAGACGCAGGCGACTTATGATGGTGAGCGCCTCAAGCTGGATAACGCCAAGACCCAGTCCAGCATCGTCAAGGACCACGGCGATATGCAGAACAAGGAGGAAGAGCGCAAGTTCCGCGAGCGTCTGGACCTGATTGATCTGGCCCAGAACCTTGCGGTTCACCCCCTGAGCGCCCCCGTTGTGGCCCCGCTGATCAGGCCGGTGGCCGATGACTTGGGCATGACCGGCCCGCAGAGGGCTGGGCTTGTTCCGCCTAGGGGCCGCTAATGTCTANGGACNTCCGNAAAGCCCTGATGATTGCCAAGGGGCCGGTATCCAGTGGGTATCTGCCTCCGGGTGATCCGCAGCGGACGGCTAACCTTGCGCGGCATATGGAAGGCAGTGCGGCCCCGCCTGTGATGTATCATGGGACAACGAGAATCAAATCATGGCGCAGTGATCCGGGACCCATAGATAAATTCCAAGGAGGCCGAGGCCATCCTGACGCACCAGTGGCTGCATACGCAGCGTTTGACCCAGAATTTGCAGCGCGTTTTGCTAATTATGACCCTATGGAAAAACCGAAGAACACTTTAAAAGAGCAAGGTCATGTTTATCCGCTGCATGTTCGTGCGACTAATATCTTTGATATAGTTAATCCCAAACACCGGGAACTTGTTAGCTTAACAAGGCATCCTGCCAAAGCAGAAGAGCGGCATTACAAAAATCTGCCAGACGACAAATACCCGTGGGATTGGCATGACTTAGAACGCAATACTCATAAAATTAAGAAAGCCGGATTTGATTCATTTTATGATTACGAAACAAACGCACTTAGCAAAGCCACCCCTAGCGGCATAGGCGTGTTTGACCCGGCCCAAATCAAATCCGCTGTCGGCAACAACGGCCAGTACGACCCGAACGAGCCCGACATCACCAAGGCCGAGGGCGGAGAGGTCAAGGACATCCGCAAGGCGCTGATGATTGCTAAGGCCGAAGGCGGGGATGTTGATGAGCCTAATCCTCGCGCGGTCATCGGGGGTAACAATCCGCCCGAACCTATGCAACCTCAAAGGACCACCACTGTTATAGGCGGTCCCGAAGGTCTGGCTAAGGGCGAGCAGCCAATCCATTACGCCTACGGCGGACCTGTAGAGGGCGACCGCGAACTAGACCGGTCCGGCTTCTACAACGCCGCCGCAGAGGCCGCAAAGGGCATCCCGCAAGCCAAGGGTACGCCGCAGCAGATGATGTCTATGGTCCAGAATGCCCCCGGCACACAGGAGGCCATGAAGTGGTCCGGTGCTGATCAGGCCTTTGCCGGTCAGCCATTTGTGTCCAAGGACGATCTGGTCAAGCACTTCCAGACCAATGCTCCGAAGCTGGAAGAAACCCAGCTTGGCGGTAGGCAGTCCAATATGGAAACCAAATACCATAANTACACCATCCCCGGCGGTGAGAATTACCGAGAAGTGTTGCTGCACTTGCCCCCCACGGAAAAAACCATGGAGCAGCACAANGTTATTTGGCCCGATGGGCGTACTTACGGCACATATGACAACCCGGAAATTGCTGCGACAAGGGCAAACGAAATTGGCGGAACAGTACGGCGCGATAATACGCTGACACTACAGGATGGATATAGATCAAGACACTGGTCCGGCCATCCCAACATTGTGGCCCACCTCCGCAT